ATACGAGCCACTGTTTCAGCTCGCGTAATACGGCAGGAGCCTGGAGTTTATCCAGGTTCGATGACTCAGAGGCTGGCATCATTTGAAACCCCGTGCGGAAGGGTATTAATCGGCATCAAGCTCATCCCGGAATTGGCGCTCGTCTAGCATCGCTTCGGCCATGTCGTAGGCCAAACGCGCGTACTTCGCTTTTACCTCGACGAGCAAGATCGATTCCTTCGCTAGCAAATCGCCTAGTTGCGTTTCGCTGAGAAAGTACCGTAGAGCGGTATCGGCGAACCGGTCCATAGCCCGCATTTCTTCGTCTGTTCTTTTATCTGCCATGAAGGAAGATCCTTATACGTCGGACGAGAAGTTAGGCTCTGCCAATGCGGCTGCGTACTTCGGGTTCATCAGGTCAGCGCGGGGTACGCCATAAAGGCTTTCGATTTCGGGGATACGGCCGAGAGGCACGTAACCGATCTTCAGCCACTGCTGGACGGCCTGGTAGGAGACGCCGAGCTTGTCGGACAGGTTCTGCAGGCTGCCGGCGCGTACGACAGCATCAAGGATGCCGCTGTACTTAGTGGAGTCGTGCAAAGCATTCATTACGGCCAGGGTGGCTCCGTTCTTCGCCGCGTACTGGTTCAGCTCTTTCAGTTTCTTGTCCATCGGGTAGCTCTCGTGTGTTGGGTATTTGTGCGCAGCCTACGGCGATTCACAAGAAAAAGCAACTTATGACCGTTCATCGGATCCACTAGACAATACAAGTAACCGCTTGTATATTGAAATTACCGCACAGACATGATAACGACGGTGATGTACAGCACGGACGCTACCCAACCTAATCAATTGAGGTAGCCCAAAATGAAAAACTTATCAGTAGTGTTCATCGATCTTGAAGAAGCATCCAACACAGTCGAAAACGTCTCTCGGGACTTTTTCCAGGTCCTGCGTGAGGAAGACGTGAACGACGTGGAGCATCTGAATAAGATCGCCGCCGAGGCCTACCAGGCGAATGGGTGGAGCATGACCCGGGGCCGCCCTGCAGAAGGCGCAACCGAGAAGCCTGCCCCGGATGTCGTCAAGCAGTACCTGTCGTACGCTCGCCGAGGCTTCGCGCTCAAACTGGACGTAAAGTCCTACGAGACCATGTACAAACTGAAGGAAGCGATCGCGGCGCCACCGGTGAAAGTGGCTGCTAATGACGCCGATAAGAAGGAAGAGCACGATCGCCCTACCTTCGCCAAGAGTTCGACCTGCGTTGCGATTGGCGCCCTATGGGAGCACTTGCCACCGGATGTGCAGGCCGAGTTCGATAACGAAGTGCTGAAGCTCCTGGCGCGGTTTGGCAAGAAGATGCACGGGCTGTTGGACGCCGGCTAAAGGTTATCCGGATAACCATTAAAACTAACCCCACTTCGGTGGGGTTTTTCTCGCCCGACGAACGGTGAAAATAGTACTAGACAATACAAGTGACTGCTTGTAATCTACAACCACTGAAACGCAAAACACAACGGAGTGACAGACATGAACAACTTCAAAGCCTCTGACAAAGCATTAAAAGCAGCCCGCGCAGCGGTAAACGCTCTGGCCTTCGGCACCTCCGAATGGGAAGCGGCAATGCAGGTTGTTCGTGAGCTCTGCGAGAAGGCTAACGCCGCCGACAACGCGATCCTCAACCATCGCTGTGACTTCAGCCGGTGAACGACACCGAGACGAAACACCGAAAGGAGCTGGTACGCCAGCTCTGCACTCAGTCGAATAGAGTTTTCCGCCTTGAGCTCTGCGTAACGCGCCATCTGATGCAAAGAGGCATTAGCAAAGAGGAAATACGAGCCGCGCTTAACGAAACCCGTCTCGGCAACATGAAACCCCTTACCGCACTATTGGAGCCCCAACCATGAAACGCCTTTTAATCGCCCTTGCTCTCTCCACAACCCTTTCCGGGTGCTCGACCATCATGAACGACCGTATGACCGACGTGCAGGTCACGTCCGAGCCAAGTGGTCAGCACTTCAGCATTACCGACGAAGATGGTCAGCGCGTCGCTACAGGCGTCACGCCGGCTAAAGTTAACCTGGACGCAGCAGCGGGTTTCTTCGACGGGCAGACCTACCAGGTTGCGTACGACAAAGGCCCGACCGTGGAACTCGACTCGCACGTCACGGGCTGGTACTGGATGGGTTTCATTATCCTGCCAGTGACGTCGGCCATGCTCGTCGACCCTATCTCCGGCGATATGTTTTCGCTTCCTGATAGCGTGAGTAATGCGCGATGAAAGGCGAGAAGATCCTCTACGACGAAACAGAATTCCCGACATACCGGGTCGAATTCGACGCCAAAGAACACGTTGTCGATTTCAAGGTCTTCGAAGTAAATGGCGCTTATGAAGGCGGCGAAACCAAGTGGGTTATCGCCGACGAGCAGCCTATCCTCAATGGCGAAGTGAAATGGGACGGCTGCAGCAACTGGGATTACCTGACCGGCGAATGCATGGCGCATTACTGCGGTGTCTCAGGCGTAAAGCGTTTCGGAGACATGCAAGTCCACCTTTACGCCATGGCCGCCGAACTGATGGTTCGTTTAGGGGTAGTGTACCCGGCGCATAACCCGGAAGAATTCTTCGTGGAGCAACCCAATGAAAAAGCGCCCAGCTAAACCCAAGATGTCAAAAGTCAACACCAGCGACTGCGCCAAAGGCCAGATGCATGACCCAGTCGCTTTGAAGGTTGTGCGAACCATGCCAGGAGGATTTATAGCGTGAACGAATTCAAAGGAACTCAAGGCGAATGGGAATACGTCTTCGATATTGACTATGACCAAGGCGGTAATGCAATCGGCCTAGGGGCTGTCGTCGAAGTCGGTAGCGAAGTGATAATTAAAGGCATCACACGGGACGGCACGACCGACGGTTGCAACGTAGAGGACATTCAACTAGCCGCAGCGTCGCCTGCGCTATTCAAAGCGGTGAACGATTTCCTCAATCACTTCGAGGGCGACATTCCACTTTGGCTTTTCGAAGAAGCAGAAGCGGCTGTAGCTAAGGCCCTCGGTAAATGAAATTCGTTACCAACCTCCTCTACGCTTTCCGCCGCTGGAGACGTAGAGCGCTTACAGGTACTAGATGCCCAAAGTGCGGTAACCCGGACGTGATACGGATGAGCAGCCTACGCATTATCCACTGCCCGGATTGCCATACCGAATCACCCTGGCCGTTGAAGGACGGCCAGAAGCCATTGATCTCGTCTAGCAGGAGCGACAGAAAGAATGAACAAAATACCTAAATGCTACTACCGTTTAGCCGACAACTGGACTGAGAGCGGATCGGTTGAGGTGACGGCGACCAAATTTCACATACTGCGAGAAACCCCGAAAGGCTATTGGGTTATCCATGAATATTATGCGCACTACATTGGCGTATGGAATGACTTCGTAGAGGAAAACAAACGGTGGGTGCCTAAGCTTGGCTCTCGGTATTGCCAGCCTTCGCTAGCAGAAGCGCTGCAGCATTACTCGATTCGTAAGCGCCATGAGCTGCGCCACATTCAAGCGCGCCTCGATAAGTGCCAGCAGGTTCTAGGCCACTGGGACGAGCTGAAGATAGAAACCTTGGAAGCAGAAGGCGAAGTGAATCTCGGTCAACCGGGCAGTAGAGCATTTACGTTCACCGAGAAACCCTAACCGTTCGTCGGACCTACAAGCAATCGCAAGTTTCATGTTGTATAGTTGCATCACACAGTAAACGAATAGGAGAAGGATGATGTCGATGACCGCAGTTAACGCCGGCCTGACAGCCGCAAGTGCAGCAAACAATGCGATGGCTCAAGAGGCTGCGCACCGGGCCCGAGTAGACCGTTGCACAGTGTTTGAAAGCCGATTCGAGGTCGCTAAGGCTTCGGTAGCAGAGAAGCAGGAATACGCCTCGTGTGTAGAAACGCTTTACCCCATGCCGACCAGTCAAGGCGAAACGTATCTGATCAAGGGTTGCATTGTCGTTGTACTGATCGCACTGGTCGTAGGAGCGGTGTACGGCTACCGGGAATTCCGCGATCTTTCAGGAGCATTCCTTGGCTCAGTTATGTGGGCTGCGTGTAGTGCAGGGGCGTTGATAGCGATCGGCTTGATCATCGCCGGCGTCGGATACCTTTTCTCATGAACCGCTTCAAACCCGAACAGACAGTCCGAATTAACGACACGCAGAGCGAGTACCACAAGTGCCTGGCGCGTGTCGTGAAGGTCGGTGTCAAGAGCTACGACGTAACGGTAGGTGCCACCCGCCTGCGCGTCGTCCCCGAACAACTGCTAGGAGTACGCAAGCCGTGAATATTGAAGACGAATTGGGCCTCGACAGAGATTCATTAGGAGCGCTGCTAATCGTTACGTTATTTCTTTTAGCGGTAGACGTAGGGTTTGCCATCTACTTTGTGGCGCTATGGTTAGGTATCGCAAAATGATCACCCGCGCACAGGCTGAAGCGTTATTGACCCTGGCCGAGTCGCTGGAAGCGTGCGAGCAGCTCGGCGTTACATTGATGCCCGGCGATGATTTCGTCGATATCTGTTTCGCCGACGATTACCAACGTCTTCAAGATGTTGACGGTATGTCTATCAGACTCGCTGTCAACGCGCTGATCCCAAAGCAGGAGACCTGACATGGACGACGCCGACTTCATGTTCCTGACCGTGCTCTGCCTAATTGCAATCGCGTTCTACTTCGCCTAGGAGGCGCCATGCTTCAGCCGCCAGTATCTGACTTAACCCCATGGCTGCCCGGCCACTGGATCACGCAAACCGGGTACGCACTGAACGAACGGGATGTAGAGGTAGGGACTAAAGACAATCAACGCGCTGCTGTGATGCTAAAGGCGGTGAGCGATACGGATGCTGTAATTAGAAAGGTGATGCGCAAATGAAAATTCCGAAGGATGCGACACATCGTAGCGCGGGACATTTCTACCGTAGGGTTAACGGCATTTGGGAGCTGTATGGGAGCGGCCACGCGTGGATCGCTACGGCTTGTGAGCAGTCTTGGCTAGACGCGAATGCCTTAGAACTATCGGAATGCTTGGATAGAGATCAAGCGGCACAGGACATAATAGAAGCTTCTATGTCCGGTCCTTTTACCAAACAGGGCATTAGCCATGATGCTGCATTGGCTATCTACGACGCCGGCTACCGCAAATTCGAAATCGTCGAGGAAGACGTATGACCAATCTCGTATTGACACGCAAAGCTGGCCAAGCGGTGCGGCTGATCATCGACGGTGTAGCGGAATACGTTGACATCCTCGATGTGTGCGGCGGGTTCTGCAAAATGCGGATCTTGTCAACGCTCCAGACAGAACGCGTCCGGTTCCGTGACTCCCTGCAAATTGCGGAAGGGATCAGCGTCCAGGTTGTGGACCTTGCCAAAGGCCATGCAAAGCTCAATTTCACCGCACCGCGGGAAGTACAGATCCTGCGTACCGAACTGATAAAGGAGGATGTATGAGCGGCGTTAAACAGTATTTCGCTGATGATCTGATCGGCACCGGCCTAAGCCTGCGTACCCATCTAGACGAAGACGGTGATCTCTGGATCGCGATACTCGAACAGGGCGGCGTTATGGAGAGCGTACTGCTTTCCAAAGAGGTAGCCGGCGAACTGGCCGAAGTCCTCAAGCTGTATGCAGCATCGTAAATAGCTACAAGCAATAGCAATTAATCCACTTGACATACCTTGTGCCGCTCTCTACCATCTGCGGCACACCTTAACCGAAAAGGAACTTGCAACATGTCGATCGAAGCTCTGATCCAAGCCCATACTGAAGCGCTGCTCGCGAACACCGAAGCCGTCAAGCTGCTGACCCTGTCCTTGGCCGGTCGTACGCCTACAGCGGAGAAGCCGAACTCCCAGAAGACCGCGGCAAAAGTCGAGGACAAAAAGCCGGAAGTCAAAGAGCTGAAGGAACTTGAATCAAAAGAAGAACCGCCAATTCTCGTTAATCACGAAGCCGTTCCCTACGAGACCGTCCGCGCATTGGTGCTGAAGCTGGCCCCGACGCAGCGTGAAGCAATCAAGGCGCTCAACACCAAGCACGGTATTGCGAACCTCAAAGTGCTTCTGGACAAAGAAGACGACTTCAGCACCGTGAACGACCAGGAGAAGCTGGAAGCCGTTTACGCAGACCTTCAGGCGCTGGAGGCGTAAGCCATGGCCCACGCATTCTTCGCGCCATCCGGTGCGCCTGCCGCGATGCTTTGTAACGTGAAGCCGTGGCGGGAAAAGGAGTTCCCTGATATGGGTAACGAAGCCTCCGACGAAGGTATAGCGGCACACTTCCTGCTTGAGCAATGCTTGACCGAGCAGAAGGAAGCGAAGGCTTATCAGGGTCTGCGGATCAAGGTTGAGAACGGCAACGCCGAGTTCCATACCTGCGGCCAGTATCCCGTCGGGCTCGACATGATCCACGAGATTCAGAAAACCTTAGACGTCATTTACTCCCTGGCCGATGGCGCTACGGTTTACCCGGAGCAGGTGTTGTCGATCGAGTTCATCACAGGTGAGGAGGGCGCTACCGGTACCAGCGATACGGTGATCATCAAAGGCGACACGGCAATTATTGCCGATTTGAAATATGGGCGTGGCGTCCAGGTTTTCGCAGAAGGCAACGAGCAGTTGCTGATCTACGGCGCTTCGGCTGTAGCGGACTTCGATGCGCTTGGCGAGATCGAGCATGTCGAGCTTCATATCCTGCAACCGCGTCTTAACCACTTCGACGTTTGGAAGTTTTCCGTTTCCGAGATGAACGAGCGGATCGAAGTGATTCGGCAGACCGCTAAACGCATCCTGGCCGGCCCTGAAGGATTGACCGCTGTTCCCGGCGACAAGCAGTGCAAGTTCTGCAAAGCGTCCGCGACATGCAACGAGCGTACCGATCACACCATGGAGCTAATCGTGGGCGAATTTCTTGATCTGGATAAGGGTTTCGTCAAGGTCGAAATGCCGCAGGCTGAAAAGCTTCTGGCACAGTCGTTCGGCGTGAAGCCGGCGGCGATCAGCTTTAACGAAACGGAAAGCCGAGAAGACGGCGCTTATTTCCTAGCGCACTTCACCATCAAGAAGCCGAGCATTCGTCCGTCGTTGGAAGCAGCAACAGAAGCGGTAGCCACGGCAGACGATGAGCGTTTAGCTACCCTGATGGACGCCGCCGACATGATCGAGGGCTTTGCCAAAGCGGTACGCGCTGAAGTTGAGCGCCGCCTCCTGGCCGGCAAGTTCACTGATGCTCGCTACAAGCTGGTCGAAGGTCGGCAAGGCGCGCGTAGCTGGACCAGTGAGGCGGAAGCCGAAGCGGCGCTAAAGGCGATGCGCTTGAAGGTCGACCAAATGTACGACTTCAAGCTGATCAGTCCTACAACCGCGGAGAAAGTCTTGAAGGAAGCCAACCCACGCAAGTGGAACAAGCTCCAGCCATTGATCGGCCGTAGCGATGGCAAGCCATCTGTAGCACCGGCCAGCGATAAGCGTCCTGTGTTGAGCATGGCGATTGCCGAGCAGTTTGAAGAGCTGCCAGCGGAACAACCCGTAACCGTTGTCGAAGACTCCTTCGAGGATTTGGTATGAGCGACAAGATCCGCATCAAGCTTTACGTTAATACCGGCTACCCTTCGGCCAAACACGAGGACTATGAAGAGGTAGACCGCGAAGAGTGGGAAGCTCTGAGTGAAAAGCAACGCGACGAATGGCTTGAAGAAGCTGCGCAAACTTACATGGCGAATTGCATCGAGTACGGTGCTTACGTCGACGAAGAAAACTGATTCACCAAAACCCTAAACTGATACTGAGGATCTACCATGAAACACACTTTCAACGACGCCCGCATCTCCTTCCCGAACATCTTCGAGCCGAAGGCTTCCGAAAGCGGCTCACTGCAGTTCAGCGCGGCTTTCCTGTTCGCTCCTGATCATCCAGGTATAGCTGGCCTCGACGCGGTAATCGACCAGGTGGGTAAAGCCAAGTGGGGCGACAAGTGGGGCGCGGTCAAGAAGGAACTGAAGGCGGGCGACAAGCTGCTGACCCACAACGGTGACAGCAAAGCTTCCCTAGCCGGCTACGAGGGTAATCTGTACTTCAACGCCTACAACACTGTGCGCCCTACTGTCGTAGATCGCGATCGTAGCCCCCTGGTAGCCGCAGACGGCAAACCATACTCCGGCTCTTACGTGAACGTGATCATTGATGTGTGGGCGCAGGAGAACAAGTACGGGAAGCGCGTCAACGCCCAGCTTCAAGGTATCCAGTTCGTCAAGGACGGGGAAGCGTTCTCCGGCGGCGGCACCTCGGCAGACGCCAGCGACTTCGAAGAGATTGCCGAAGGCGCGGACGCGGAAGACCTGGCCTAAAAGTTATCCGGATAACCATTCGAAAAGCCCGCCGCAAGCCGGGCTTTTCTCGGGGGAATATTATGAAACCAATTTTTCCGTTGCCGATTTTTCATCCGGAGTGCTCACTCCCTGAGCATTTCGTTTCCGTATCTGTGGTCATGAAATCTGTTCCACTCGGCTGCGTCTTTGAAACTGTCGGCGGAAAATACACGTTGAGAAAATCTGACGGTATCGATCCTGTCGTCAATTTTTCATACGTAGGCCCGTCGAAACCGCTAGAGCAGATCGCCACAATGGCGCTAGCCGGAAGCGAGCACACCAAATACTCTTTCCCTCCGCCGCTTAACGATTGGGATCACTGGCATCAAACAATCACTGATGTATCGAAAAACCCAGAATCCGGGATCGATGCGTAGCCAAGGGGTGTTGCGTGCGTCCCGTCCAGGGTGTATCCGGGGAATTTCCAGCGCAACTGATCTGATGGGTACTGCGTAGCCTTGGCAACGTCAAAGAACGCATAGAGCGGCGATGGTTTGGTACGGACCCATATATTGAATGTGAGCCGCGGCTGACTTGACGTAACTTGAAATTGTCCTGCTTGCGTAGTCCAGCCGTCGGTTGAGGATGTCTGCACGCTGAGAGTTGTTTGACTCTGCTTGTACGCCGAAAACGCTGCATACATAGCTTCGCAGTTAGCCTGTAGAGCGGCGGCGGTAGCACCATTGCCGAGATCGTTGATCCCGTAACCCCAGTTGACGTGCGTGTGATACACCGCAATCGCACCGCGTTTTGCGTACCGGGTAACAAAGTCCGACAGCTTATCGCCGGGAGTCGCGACTAGGGTGTAGGGGAAGTCACGTCCGAGCGTCCTGCCAAGTTCGCCGATGTTGAACATGCCTAAGTCAGTTGTTGAATCGTCGCCCTGGCCTGACGTGCGACTATCGCCAAAACAGCAGATGCTAGGCACATTCGACATGCCAAGAATTGCCAACGGATAGTAGGCGGATCCCGTGAAGGGGGGTGTGTTCGCCGCGCCTGCGCTCATGGTGTAATCAACGCCACCAGATGCAACGGCCATACAGTATTCACCGGCATTCCCGCCAGTGTTCATGACATTGTTGGGGGATACGAAGACGCCCCCCGTACTAGTAAAATACGACCGCACCCAGAAAGTAGCGTTTTGCGGTATGCCAATAAATGCCTTATCGCTGACGATGTTCGCACCGTTAGCAATGCTGCCTTGAGCAACGCCAGAGAATTTGACCTGCGTGAATACCCCCGCCGGATACTCAATTGATGCAGTGATGGTGGCGGCCACGCCAAATGAGTTTTCCGATGTTGTACTGGCATACCAGTTGCCGAAAACCAACTGTAGGAAATTGATTGAATTCCCGCGATTGATATGCATCGTGCGGGTGTTCATCTGCTTGTGCGTGGAGCTATTCTGGTTGCAAGTACGGCAGCGAGTAGCGATGTTGCGCAACGTTTTCGACGGCACAGCCAAAGCAATTGCTGCATTAAGCTGGTTTTTCGTAACGCCCGGCGGGTCTAGGAAGCTCATGGAGGCACCTTAAGAAATAATAGGATCGGGTTGCGCGATAACAGCACCATTGGCGTTACGGGTCATCAGGGGTTGGGTAACCGTTTGGGCGCCGTGCGTTCCGTGCCATGCATCAATCGCACCAGGGAAGTCTACGGACAGAACGTCAGAGGTAAACGTCCCGATAACGCCGTCAGGCCATTTGATGGTAGCCGTAGTGATCGCGTCATTCGCGTCGCGGGTGGCGTCGCTCAACGCGAAGGCCAAGGTTAGCGCCCATGTCTCCAAATTGTACTGAACCCCTGGAAGACCGACAGGACCCTGCGGACCTTCCCCGCCCGTGCCGCCTTTGATAAACGCAGCGACCTCTGCAGGAATTACCCCGGGCGTACCGGGGATAAGCTCGATATTCATGGGCGCGTAACCTTTTCGACGATATTAAAAAGCAGAGTTGACGTAGGGATAACCGCGACCGGGTCTTCGCGGCGCAGACTGATGTCGAACACCGCGGGGCCGATCCGCCAGTTGCTGGTGTCCTCGACTTGAAGGGCCAGAGACATCGTAGTCAGAGGGTCTATCCACTCGACGGGCACCGCGGCGATCAACCGGCCGGCGAAGTCCCTCAGCTGGCATGTAGGAACGAAACCGACGAAGGTGCCGGACTCCAGCCAATCCGGGAGGATAACCACGTAGTCGAAAGTCGCGCCGCGCTTATGTTCCATGGGCTTTGTGCTCTATAGGTCTTGCGCGCGAGTATGCGGCTTTACCCCGTCAAGGGTCAACCGCGCGTCTTTTTGTTGACCGCTCGTCGGGATACGCAAGACAATACAAGTAACGCATTGTACAGTTGGCTTATCGAAACCAAACACGTAGGGAGAAGGGAAATGAACGTATCTGAGCTAATCGAATTCTTAAAAACCCAGCCTCAGGATCTGACGGTGATTTACCGCTGCTGCAGCGAAAGCTGTGTACTCGAAGCAGAAGAGATTTATCTTGGAGAAGCCTGCGAGCCAAGGCCCGATGGCTGGGTCCAGAACAAGCGACCCGACATGCCAACCAGAACTTATCTCATCCTCCCGGGGAACTGAAATGAACATCACATTCAGCGTCCAGTGCTACAAGAAGCTCCGTGCCAAGGGGTACAAACCCGCCGCCGCGCTCTACGTGGCCAGGTTCTACAAATCCCGTTATCCATTCATCAAGTAGGGGTATAGGAAATGCACCCGCTAAGCCGACGGGATGAAGCGATTCTGCGCACAAAGGGCTTTGATTCATTTTACGAGGCTTACCTCTACCTCGACGACTTGATCAATATCTTCGGTTTCAAGAAAAGCTTTGTTCTGCCGGGCACGACTCAGTACATAGCTTTTGCCACTGACTAGGAGATCTAAAATGCTAACCCCGATCGTTCTTAACGGTTACGTCCAGTGGGTCCGCCCATGGCGCGCGACTCAGGGCCAGCCGGTTTATCTATGGGACGACGAGTTCTTCGGCTCTCCATACTGCCCAATCCAATTCGAGGTGCACAATGACTCCGTTTGAACGAGGCTATGCGGCCTTCCTAAAAGGTCTGCAGCGCGACGAGAACCCCTTTGACGAGGAGAAGTTGCCGCATTCCTGCAAGAAATGGCGAGACGGCTGGAACAAAGCGTACCGCGCTCGGGCGGAAAAGCAAACGTGATCATCCTACTCGCACAACTATAAGAGATCGCCAAAATGGGTTTTATCAAAATGTTCATGCTTCACGCTGTCGGTTCTATCTACGAAACTGTTACCGGGCAGAGCCATGCGCAACGCCTAGTGCGCCGCAAGATCAAAAATGTTTTCCGCCGGATCAAAGGCGAGCAACCTTTGCGCAGTTGGCAAGACGGCCGCCGCAATACTCCTAGTCGTGCCGAATGCGATCGCTTGAATCGTGAAGCCGCACGTTCAATCTGAGGTGACGAAATGTACGACCCGACTAAGTGGAAATTGGTCCCAATCGAGCCAACTGAAGAAATGATTCAAGCAGGGATCGCTACCCCTTGCGCGAACACGGACGACGACGGGGTAGATCAGCCGCAAGACTACCGAAACGTTTACGAAGCGATGATTGGCGCGGCTCCGGAGTCCGTTTCGATCCGGGGCCGACAGGTAGAAGTTTCTGAGTTCTTGAGGGCGCCAGCGTGAGCCTTTCCCTAAACCTCTCGCCGGTCGTAGCTGGCATAACCTGGCGCCTATATCCGATCGAGTTCAATACTGTCGACGGCAAGTTCAGCGCTTACTTCTACGCGGTCTCGGACGAGCACGCACAGGCGTTGCTTGACGATCTGAAGGGTAACGCGGTCGTCGGTTCGCCGATTGAAGGAGTCGTGCAATGACAAGCCTCGTATCCGTTGACACCGACTTGGCAGTGCGCTTGCGCGGCGCCGGGCTCCCGTGGCACGAAGTGGCCGATAAGTGCGGTACTACGCTGCACCTAGTCCGTCGCGCCTTGGCGAAAGCCGGCATAGATCGCGACTCGCGCTATCAGTCGCCAACGCGTAAACCGAAGGGGCTGCTCTCTGATTTCCAACTGGCGCGCATGAAGCGGCTGAAAGCGGCCGGCGCCACGTGGAAAGAACTCGGCCGTATCACTGGAATCGATCCAAGGAGGCTTGAGAATTATGTCAAGGCCGCAAATTCCGCTAGCTGAACTGCAGTTTCACATGTACAGGCTCGGCAGTCGGCGTTGGCTGGCCCGATTGTACGGGATGCGCCTTTGCACCCTCCGAACCATGTTCCCTGTGACGGACGTCGACAGGTTTCAAGCCGGGCAGATGATCAACATCGGCGGCATCTTGGCTAAGCGCTGCAACCTCTGCGGTACGGCCAGGGAGCTGGAACAATACTGGGCGGATCAGGACCGGGCGTCCGGCTGCGGCGCGTGGTGCAGGTCGTGCCGACTCAAAAAGAATAAGGCGAACCATGGATCTGTCTAAATGCATTTTCCTCGACACGGAAACCTTCTGCGAAACGCCCCTCAACAACGGGACGCACCGTTATGCAGAAGGCGCCGAGATCATCATGTGGCAGTGGGCGGTCGGCGATGGGCCTGTGATCATTCGTGATGGTGATGAAGACATCAGCGACTTGCTAGCGTTGCTTGAGGATGAAGAATATGAAGTGGTTATCCACAATTCGGCGTTTGATCGCACGGTCATGGCCCATAACGGGATTGCTCTTCCTGTGGGCCGAGTATTCGACACGATGGTGTGCGCGATGGCGCACTCGTTGCCGGGCGCTTTGGAAAAGCTAGGGGATATCCTCGGGATCGCGAAGGACAAGGCGAAGGACAAGGCCGGCAAGGCTCTGATCCAGTTGTTCTGCAAGCCGCGCCCGAAGAATCAGATACTCCGGCGCGCTACTCACGAAACACATCCTGCCGAGTGGGAAGCGTTTCGTGAGTACGGGCGTCTCGACATCGAGGCCATGCGTGAGATTTACAAGAAGCTGCCCCGGTGGAATTACCGAGGCGAGGAGAAGGAACTGTGGCACCTCGACCAGCGTATTAACGAGCGCGGTGTGCTGATGGATCTCGACTTGGCGCACGCCGCCATTCGCGCCTCAGACCGTGCGCAGAAGGAACTGTCGCGTCAGGCCAACGAAATGACGGATGGCGCCGTGACCAGTGCCAACCAACGAGATCGGATGCTTGAGCACATCCTCGCAGAATACGGCATCGCCCTGGCCGATATGAAAGGGAGCACTATCGAAAAGGCTTTGGCGGACGAGGATTTGCCTTGGGAGCTCAAAGAGCTTCTTGTGGTGCGCGCGCAGGCCAGCAAAACGTCTGTCAGCAAGTATAAACGCGCTCTGAATGGAGTTAGCGCCGACGGCAGGCTGCGGGGGCTTCTCGCGTTCTGTGGTGCGTTGCGCACGGGGCGGTGGGCGGGTCGCCTATGGCAGCCGCAGAATCTTGCCCGTCCTACGATCAAGAACAAAGAAATTGAACTGTGGATTGAGGCTTTAAAAAATGATGCCGAGGATTTGGTATGAGTCAGTCTCGTAAAGGATCAGCGTTTGAAGCTTTCGTTAATATCGCCGTAGGTCTAGTGATTTCGATTATCGCCAACCATCTGATATTCCCACTGTTCGGCTTCGAGCCTTCTTTAAGCCAGAACATTGCCATTACGATCATCTATACGGCGATCAGCTTTATCCGGTCTTACTGCCTGCGGCGCGTCTTCAACTATTTTGGGACTATGCGATGAAAGCGCTTTTCCTCTACGACTACACGGGCCTTATGGCCCAACCGTGGCTTGATGCAGGGTACGAATGCTGGCTTTTCGACGGGCAGCACCCGGAAGGTATTACCCGCGAAGGCAACCTAGTCAAGGTCGGGATGTGGTTCTACCACGACAAGATCGAAGAGCACGCAGCCGACATCGCCAAAATGGTCGGCCCGGGTGTTGTTCACATTTTCTCCTTCCCAGAATGCACCGATATGACAAATGCCGGCTCAGGTAGCTGGGCGAGGAAACACGCGGAAAATCCAAATTTCCTAATTGAAGCGTCGACTCTCGCGAAACTAGCTCCCGCAGTAGCTGAGGCCACGGGTTGCGATTGCTGGGCTGCGGAGAACCCTGTAGGTCTGCTGTCTTCTCTGTGGCGCAAGCCTGACTTCTGGTTCAACCCCTGTGACTACGGGCGGTATTTGCCGGCTAATGATGAGCACCCGCTTTATCCTCAAATTTACCCGCCACGGGACGCCTACAACAAGAAGACGGGTATCTGGAAGGGTCCAGGATATCGGAAACCTCCTTTCATGCGGCTTGAACCTCTGTACAAAGACAATCCCGGGTGGAAGAAATGCGGAGGTAAGTCGACGCGCACGAAGAACATTCGAAGTGCTACGCCGAGAGGTTTTAGCATCGCCAACTTCCAAGCCAATGCTCCGCATTTAAGGGATCTCGTATGACCACCGTTATGGAAGCCTGCAGCAGTGCCACGCGAGGCTGCGTGATTGCGCCCAAGGGTAAGAAGCTGGTCGTAGCTGACCTATCAAACATCGAAGGGCGTAAGCTCGCGTGGCTGGCCGGAGAGGAGTGGAAGCTTCAAGCGTTCCGCGACTTCGACGCCGGTGAAGGGTTCGACCTTTACAAACTCGCCTACGCGAAAGCGTTCGGCATTGATCCTGCCGACGTGGACGGCGACATGCGGCAGATAGGCAAGACAATGGAACTCGCCTTGGGTTACGCCGGTGGCGTCGGCGCATTCATCACCTTCTCGCTCGCCTTTAACATCGACCTGGAAGCCATGGCCGATAAGGCGATCAACGCCATTCCGGACAACACTTTGCGCGAGGCTAAAGATTTCCTCGAATGGCAATTGAGCAAAGGCAAAAGTCAATACGGGCTTAGCGATTCGGCGTTCATCGTATGCGAAGCTTTTAAGCGACTTTGGCGCGAAGCACATCCGCAGACCGTAACCTACTGGAAGGATCTGGAGAACGCTTGCCGCAACGCGATCAACAACCCGGGCCAAACGCTGACGTGCCGTCGCCACAAGATCCGCCGTGACGGCGCTTGGCTGCGCGTTATGCTGCCTAGCGGCCGTTATCTCTGCTACCCGTCTCCGCGTGTCGAGGATGACGGTCAGATCACGTACATGGGCATCAACCAGTACAGCCGCAAATGGGAAAGGCTGCGCACATATTCCGGGAAGCTGGCGGAAAACTGCATCGCCGAAGGTACTGAAGTCCTGACGGAAAAATTCGGATGGCGGGCTATTGAGCGCGTAACGCCGGACACGCGCGTTTGGGACGGCGACGAATGGGTATCCTTTTCGCATTGTCATTACAGCGGTAAACAAACTACACTTACAACCTACGGCGTTCAAATGACGCCGGATCATTTGGTTTTGACCGAAGAGGGTTGGCGTAATGCATCATCGTGCGAAGGACATAACCGGGCTGCGTGTCGGTTACCTGACGGCTATTCGATACCAGGGGTCGGACGGCAAGAAGTCGTTATGGGAAGTGGCCTGCGACTGCGGCAAGGTAATTCTTATGGACCCTTCGGAGCTAAAGAAGCAGAGCAAACGCGGCAACGTCTCGTCGTGCGGATGCATGCGCAAGGCGACGATAGGCAAGAGGAACACCCGGCACGGCATGACGAGTCATCCGGCGTATTGGGTATGGCGGTCTATGAACGATCGCTGCCGTCTGCCTACACATCAGGCGTACAAAAACTATGGTGCGAGGGGCATCGCCGTCTGCGAACGATGGCGGGAGAAGTTCGAAAACTTCTGGGAAGACATGGGCGACAGATACAAACCGGGGCTGACCTTGGAGCGCTTGGACAACTCTTTGGGGTATTTCAAGGCGAACTGCGACTGGCGAACTGCGAAGCACCAAGCCAACAACACTCGCCGCAATCACTGGTTGGAAACTCCTCACGGAAAGATGACGCTCATGGAAGCCTCGGAGTTCTACGGAGTCGGGTACACCACGCTGATGTACCGATTGGATCACGAATGGCCAGTAGAACAGGCGCTGATACCCGTAGGGTCTTCGACCTTGTCAATTGCGGACCCCGCTCTCGGTTTGTTGTGAGAGGGTCGGACGGCTTGCCGCTTATCGTCCACAACTGCTGTCAGGCCAGTGCACGGGATGTGTTGGCGTATCGCATGCCGGATATCGAGAAGGCCGGTTACGAGATCGTGCTGACGGTACACGACGAGATCATCAGCGAAGCGCCGGACACCGACGAGTACACGCATGAACACCTGGCCGAACTCATGTCTGCGGGTTGCGACTGGACAGAAGGCCTACCGCTCGCCGCCGCCGGCTTCGAAGCGTATCGCTACCGGAAAGGTTGACTACAAGTCGAATCTTGCATAAGCTTGCGTACAAATACGGGAGAGCCGACACATGAGCGAATTTGTAGAAGTTAAAACAGCAGAGTTGATCGGACCAGCGTTGCGTTACGCAGTAGCCGTCGCAGATGGGCTTGGTGACGAACTGCGCTGGTGCTTTAACGAAGACGGATCGTTCCGCAACATTTGGACCGATAACCACGGCGCATATTGGCCCGATGAAGATTGGGAAATTGGAGGCCCTATCCTAGCCAAGCTAGAGGGCATGAAAATTCAGAACAATAAGGTCGTGAGAAATATCAGCATAGAAAAATTAGAGCACTGGTATAACTCCGACCCAGAGGTGTATCGCGGTTGGTCAGTGAAGCTAGGTCACGATTCCGGAAGATATGAAGGACGTGGCGATTCCCTGCTTATCGCCATGTGTCGGGCTGTTGTATCCGCGAAGTCCGGATCAATTGTGAAAGTCCCATCGGAGCTGATGCCATGCTAGAACGCGATATCGAAGCGTACCTCGTCAAGCGCTGCAAAGAGATTGGCGCGCTTTGCGACAAGTTCACCAGCCCCCAGCGACGTTCGGTCCCTGATCGGTTGATCACGTTCGGCGGTCGCGTGTTGTTCGTTGAGCTAAAAGCGACCGGCGAAAAGCCTACCGAAGCTCAGGTGCGCGACCACGAGCGTCGGCGTGCTGCAGGCGCCGAAGTGGTTTGGCTGGATAGCAAAGAGGCAGTGGATAGGGTTTGTCTGTTTTTGACAGTGGATGAGCCGGTTAAAGTCGGCGTTGATTATCAGGTGCTTTGCTGATGGCAATTGACTATAAGCCGCATGTCTACCAAGGATTGATTATGTCGGCGATCCACGCGACCAAGCGTTTAGCGGTTTGGGCTGGCATGGGATTGGGCAAGAGCGTAAGCACGGCCACGGCGCTGGAAGACCTGTCGCTTACCGAGGATGTCTATCCGGTTTTGATCGTCGCCCCGCTCCGTGTGGCACGTACAACCTGGCCGCAGGAGTACCGGAAGTGGAACCACTTGAAGCATCGCAACGTCGTGACTATCTGCGGTTCGGCCAAGGAACGCCAAGGGGCGCTGCGCACCAAGGCGGATATATACACGGTCAACTTCGAACAGCTTGAATGGTTGGTTGAGCAGCTAGGCGACAAATGGCCATTCCGCACAGTTGTAGTCGACGAAGCGACCAAGCTCAAAGGTTTCCGGCTGCGCCAGGGTACGCGCCGTGCCAAAGCGCTCGCCCGGGTGGCGCATACGAAGATCAAGCGGATCATTCTGCTGACAGGTACGCCGAGCCCTAACGGCCTTCAAGACCTTTGGGGTCAGATGTGGTTCGTGGATAAGGGCGATCGCCTCGGCCGCACCTACGACGCCTTCAAGCAACGCTGGTTCAGGGCTTCGCATACCGGGTTCGGCGTTGAGGCTACGGAGCAGGCGCAGGAGCAGATCCAAAAAGCGTTGGGCGACGTGTGTATCACGATTGACGCTGCGGATTGGTTCGACCTCAAAGAGCCGATCGTGAACGTGATTCGCGTAGATCTGCCGCCGGCCGCGCGTGTCCTCTACAAGAACATGGAAAAGCAGATGTTCATGGACCTTGAGGGTTCGCAGGTCGAGGCATTGAACGCGGCAGCCAAGACGCAAAAATGTTTGCAGATTGCCAGCGGAGCGGCCTACGTAGAAGGGGGCCCTCAATGGAAGAAGATCCATGACGAGAAGCTTAATGCGTTGGAGGAAATCTTGGAGGAAGCCGCCGGTATGCCGGTGTTAGTGGCGTATCACTTCAAGAGCGACTTGGAAAGGCTTTTGGCGCGATTCCCCCAAGGCCGACACCTGGACAAGAAGCCGGAGACGATCGACGCGTGGAACCGCGGCGAGATTCCGATCATGTTCGCCCACCCGGCCAGTGCGGGTCACGGTCTGAACCTGCAGGACGGCGGCAACATCCTCGTATTCTTCAGCGTGAATTGGAACTTGGAAGAACACCAACAAATCATCGAGCGTAACGGCCCTGTGCGTCAGTTGCAGGCCGGCCACAATCGCCCAGTGTTCCACCACTTCATCCTGGCCGCTGACACCGTAGACGAGCTGGTGCTAGAGCGCCTGCAAACCAAACGAGAGATCCAAGACATTCTGTTACGCGCAATGCGTGATAAAGGATTCAACCCTATAGAGGATGCAGCATGAACTATGAATTCTGCGAAGTGTGCGGCGCTAATCACAGCGGCAGCCGATGCAAACCCAAAACGCAGAAAACCGGCGGCAGCGTCGACTATTACAAATGCCACGTCGCTGACCCCATCAGCGGAGGCCCAGCCTACACCGCGGAGAGCATAGACATTATCGAAGCGCTCGGCATGACCTTTGCGGAAGGCGAAGCGTTTAAAGCGATCTGGCGTACCTGCACTGGCCGGATGGGCGGCGCGGTAAAGGCGGACAACAAAGCATTGTACAACGCTGAGAAAGTCGAATTCTTCGGCGCTCGCATGGTGCGGGCCGCGAAAAGGAGTGAAGCGGAATGACTGATAAAATGCGTGAAGAGTTCGAAAGAGTTGTAGGCGAACCGTGGGAGGATGCGGCGATCCACTTAAAAAGCTTATGGGAAGAATCATGGAAAGCCTCCCGAGCGGCGGTAACCGTCGAATTGCCGAGCCCTCATCAAGGCAACTTCGGATGGATGTTTCAAGATTTCGAAGCGCAGCGGGCTATCGAAAAAGCCGGCGTAAAATGGTCACAAGGCCCTAAGAGAACCCTGGCCGACATTTTCCGAGAGTATCTGAAGCCGTGAAAATCCTAGCCATGCTCTACGTTATCGCGTTCCCTGGTGCGGCACCCCAACCAGTGGCCGCGTACTTCACGCAGGACGCCCAGGTTATCTGCCAGGCGACAGCCGCTGCGCAAAATGCAACTGAGGAAGAGGAGTATTACTGTGAGTGAATTAACGCTAGAGGTTGAGAGGGCTGCGGCTTTCTGCGTCGGCGCGCATTGCGCTGTCGGCCAGAAGCGTAAGTACACGGGTGAAGACTATTGGCGCCATCCAGTGGAAGTTATGGTGATCCTTTCCGAAGTGGTGCCCGGAGCGTCTGAAGCTATGCACGTAGCGGCGTTGCTTCATGACGTGGTTGAGGATACCGGCGTAACCTTGGAAACGGTTAAAGACCTGTTTGGCGAAACGGTAGCGGCCTATGTCGAGCAGCTAACCGACGTATCCAAACCGGAAGACGGGAACCGCGCAGCGCGTAAGGCCTTAGACTTGGCGCACACCGCTTTAGCTTCACCCGAAGCCAAGTCGATCAAACTGGCAGACTTGATCAGCAACAGCCGAAGCATCATTGAGCGCGATCCGGTTTTCGCGGTGACGTACTTAGCAGAGAAGAGAGCGCTGTTAGAAGTGTTGAAAGAAGGCGATCCAGAATTGCACAGGATCGCCTCGGAGTTAGCGCGGGGCTGATCGCTTCCTCAATTCCGACCGGCAGAACTGCAACTCGGCGAACTGCCGGTCGAGTCCTCTTCGCAGATCCCAATAAGCGCGTCCAGCTTCGGCTGTAAGTTCTGCGGTTCCGCTGATAGCTCCGCCGGAAACGGTTCCATCGGCGTGCACTGCTGGACAACTGGCTTTGATCCGCAGCCGCTTAGAGCCATCAGCAACAGCCCGCTCAAGAGCACTTGTCTCATTTTCTTTACCCGCCTTGTACTCGATGAAGGTTTGCCGGATGGCTTCCGTCTGTGCGCGTGACGCGATTAGCTGTTGGTTCACCGCGTCCACGTTCGCGCCGATCGCTGTAGCGGTTGCCAGATTGCGTTCCTGTACATCCGTCTCCCAGCGCAACCCCTGGACGTACCACGCGCCGCCAGCGCCTACCAGAAGCGCCAGCGCGTAGCCGTAAGCGGAGTTCACTTCAGCACCGTCAGAGCGAACTTGTACCGCGCTTTGCGATCCTCAAGACCGTTCGTTCCACCGTTGATCGCTTTCGTAATGTCGGTGAAGCGATCCTGATCCGCCAGTGCATTCAAGTTGCGAGTCGTCCAGTACCAGACGGCGGACTTCGCAGCCCAATCAGGAACTTCCAGCAGATCGGGTTTACGCAACAGACGATCGTCGCCGAACAGCGCTTGGCTCGCTTTGAGGTAGTTCGCCCTGCCGGTTACTTGAATCAACCCACGCCCTGCGAATCGTGCTCCGTCACCCGGCTGAGTATTTCCGAGATCTTTACGGCCGTCGTATTTAGCGAAGTAGCTTGGGCCGCCGAGTTCCTTCGAATAAACCAGTGAGCCGCTCTCGTGCCCGATCTGCGCTAGGAATGCGGCGATACGCAATCTGGTGTTGATCTGACCGCCGGCCATCGCTGCGGTGAGAGCGTCGCTCCACTTCTGCGCACGGGCTAAAGGAATGTTCATTACTGCGGCGAGAGTAGGGGCGTCCATCAGCGGGCTCCGTGAGAGCAACGAGGGAGTATCTTTGCCACGTTACCGCGGCACGCAAGGATCAAGCAGAAGAGCGTACCGAAGACACCGAGATTTAGCCACTGGCCGCCCATTGCCCTAGGCTCTACGGCGCCAACCATTAGGCCGACACCCTGACCTAAGCTACTAGCGGCTAGTAGCGCTGCTAATAAAGAGACGCCGTATCGGTGCCTGGCGCCGCGCGGCTGGTAGGACAGCAGGACGAGCGCGATTCCCAGATGAACTACCACGCGGGCGGTCGTAAGAATTGAATCAAACTCCATCGGTATCACTCCGGCGTTTGAACAAAGGGATGCGGTCGAGGATAGACTCCAGCCAAGCTGGCAAGGGGCCACTCTTGTCAATCACATAGTAGAACGCTGTAAATATGACTGCGCCAAGAGCGGAAAGTGCCGCAGATACCAACATGGCCTTCTCGCTCCATGGGGGACCTCCGCCGTACCAGAAGACACCGCCGGCGTACCCAAGGCCGAACGAGAACAGTCCCAGCTTTAGGCGCTGCCAACCTGACGTCGCCATAGGCGCTGCCAGAAAAAAGCAGCAACCGAATGCTGCTCCGGTTGCTGCCCATGGGTGGATCGCTGCTGCAATTAAGCAGAGAAGCGCCGAATCGCGGATACACTGGTCGAACATCGCGGCGCCTCGTGAGGTCGGTTCAAGATGGTCGTCAGTGTATCACGGTTGAACCACTACGGCGGAAAGTTGTCATCGTCCGCGTACATCCGCACGTCGTAGTTCACAGCCTTGACGCTGCACGTCCTCGTGCCTTTCGGGGATACGTCGGTAATCAGTGCCGGGAAACACCATTTGGATTCATGCCCAAACTGGATGATCGGCGGAGTGTCGATCATCCCCGACAGATCCGGTACGAAGTCCAGGGTGGGGATCGTGAACGTGTAGTCATCGACCCTAGTTGCTACATACGTCCCCGACGCGGTGCCGTCCTTACGGCGTACCAGCACTTTGTACGTACCGGCAACCGACCAATCTAGCGGTTCGGACGATTCGAGCGTGACAGGCGGGCCGGCGGTGTAGCCGGTCAATTGCGCAGACTGACCGTATCCCGGTGTAGACACGCCAAGGGCCACGTAATCGAAATAGGCGCTGTTCAGTGCGTCCAGTTCGGTCTGAAAGCTGTACTCGCGTTGGCGGTACAAATGCGCTCGACGGCGACGCATGCCAATACGCCATGCCCGATAGCGAACGCCTACACCTTCCACTTTGATTTTCTCTACCCGCTCGCCAGCGTCGCCTGGGAGCCGGCACTCTACCGTCTCGTCCTGCTTGGTGACATGGTCGTAGTATTCCACGTCCACACCGTCGAAGTCGTCCGGCTGATCGGGCATCGTGAAATCGTAGGACAAGGGTTCAAGCATCACTTGGGGATTGTATACGTGATCGAACGCAGGGCCGCGCGGCTCGTCGCGCACCGGTACGAGTAGCCCCCGGTCGATCGTCAGTTCGGCGAACCCGGCTTGCAATGCGTCTAGTAGGTTGGACTTGACGGTCTTCGAGTCGCTGACTGTGCGGTCGTACGTGTCTCCGCGTGGCGTCCACCGGGTGTTCTCCAAGCGGTCGAGTTCAGCCAAGTCGATATCGGTTGTGTCGGAATACCCTACGCTGCGGATGATGTGCCCGACCGCTGCCGATATCTCACGAGTTGGTTGCGGGGTTTGCCACACACCTGCCCGCAGTACCGGGAGAATTCGCGTGCAGGCCAGGTTGATCAGGCTTTCGCTCTGCGAGGAAATACGATCGCCGCCCCGGATATCGCACGTCATCACCGTCATGCCTGCGTAACTGGTCGGTGACGAATAGGTCATAAGTCCCTTGAGCCTCAGCCACATCAAAGTGTCGATGTAGTCCTTCGCCGGATAGCCGCCCTGCGACACGAACACTTTCTTTACGCGGCACTCAGGACGCATTGGGTACGGCAAATCAATACGGTGCGTGAACCCTTTGGCGTCGAGGTCCGCAGCGACGTGTGTGTAGGTTGCCGCAGTCCAAGCGCCGCCGATAGCCATGTCTCGATATTCGAATACGTGCGGCGACGTCCGGCTGATGTACTGGCCTTGCGAGCCGAGCAATACTAAGCCGCTCGGGTAAAACACGTCCCACTCCACTGAGGTGATAACCTCCCCCTCCGGGCAAGCCGGGAAAGGGCCGCGGTACCCGCCGGACAGGTTCGAACTGTCTAGTAGTACTTGCCCTACGTTGGACGACAGGCTGTCCCAGCCCGGCCATGAGTTGTCATCGGTGCCTCCGGACTTGATCCGCTTGACCTGCAGCGCTTGGGCGGAATAGCTGAGCACCCGGAAGCGCAGGCCCCTGTAAGACATGGACATTACGACCGGACCGGTGACGAGGCCGGTACCTGGCGCGCCACCCTCATAGTCCAGTTCAAGTGTCGTTGCGGATACCGCGCTGACGACGTAGAACCCTTGGTTCTGGCCGTTGATCTGAATCGTGTCCCCGACTATGAAGTTGTGCTGGGCGATCGGACCGTTGATCACATCGCGCCCGCCG